CTTCAGAATACCGAGGCTGATTACCTCGTCTCCATCTTTTGTTTGCTTTGTGACTCCGTTCAGTTCGTAGTAAAGATTGATGATTTCGTGTAGTTTCATTTTTAGGTATTTTAAGTAAATAGAAAAACTTAGATAATTGTCAGGCTCAACTGAGTAGCACCCCAAGAATAAGCCCAATCGTTAGAGCCATCCCAAGAATCGTAATCAGCAGAGAGAGTCAGGTTACCTTGAGCGACTTGCTCAGTACTTTCATTACCTTCTTGATCTACGTTTACTGCCAAGAGTTCGTAGTAGAAAGTAGCTGAATCTTCAAGGTTATCGAAGATAGAGTTCATATTGAACTTAGTAGCAGATTTGATTTGTCCGTTCTGCCAAACGTTTACTGCTTGAATTGTTTTCATTTTTATGTATTTAAGAGTTAGTGTACTGCGACCCAATTAGTGCCATCGTATACGTTTAGTTTGTTGTTAGTAGTATCGTAGAATACAAGACCTGCAACACCTGTAATAGCCAACATTTGAGCATTCGTTCCACGCGGTGGTAGAAATCCTTTCGTAGTAGAAGTCAAATCCAAAATTGCGGATGCGTTAGCACTTGAGGCAGCACCAACAGTTAATGAACCAGCCATTGCGTTATTTGCCGTACCCACTCCCCAAATTCCTTTTCCTGTATTGTTTGACCATTCCAAACTTCGCCAATCAGCCGCAGATGTTAATGTTGGATTAATGTAAAGACCTCGAGTTATTCCGTTTGCTCCTCCTGTTTGGTTGATTATTGACCTTAATTGTAAATAATTAAAAACAGCAGTTCCACTTGTAGGCTCAAAATTTCTTGAAATATTAACAACTTGCGATGTTCCTGTTGTTACTGTGGAAGTGCTACCGGTAAAACCAAACATTCCATTAGATGCTTCTTGCGTTGTATGTCTTGAATTAAACACTAAATCACGACCATTCAAATCAAATCCAAAACCACTTGATTGGTCTGATGTGTAAATAATTGGAGCGGCACTACCTGCATTTCCAAGCCTTAACTCTCCGTCATTTAATATTCTCAACATTGTAATTGCATCACTATTCCTTATAGTCAATGCCGTTGTTGCTGAAGTATTCCCACTTCCTGTAAGTCTTGTATCTCCCGTGACCTGAAGTTTCTGCCCTCCGTCTGTTGTGCTTCCCAAAAGTAGGTTGCCAGCAATGCTCATATTAGCGTTATGTCTAAGCCACCAACTTGCATTGTGCATAGTGATTGACATTTCGCCTGTACTAACATTGTATAATTGTATGCGATTCCAAACTGAATTGTATGATGATTCAGCAGTTCCTGCCCCAATAAATCTATCTGATTTTATAAATATATCACCATTCCATACTGTTAATGATGCAGAAGAACCAGTAGTCCCAATTCTTAATCTACCCGCCAAATAGTTATCAGCAGTTCCCGCACCATACAATCCCCAACCGCTATTGTTACTCCATTCTATTGACCTCCAATCAGCAGCAGCAGTAAGAGTAGGGGAAATGTTTATAGCTCTTGTGATTCCGTTTGCACCGCCTGTTTGGTTGATTCCGGGATTGATGTTTATTACTTGAAGAATAGCTGTTCCGCTTGTTGGTGAAAAACTTGCACCATAATTAAATATTCGGAATACTCCTGATGTTCCGCTATAAGTATTATTTGATTCAATTATGTTTGTTGATGATGCATATCCACCTTGTAAAAATAAAGTTCTTCCTGTATAATTTGATACATTAACTGTTCCAACAAGAGCATCATTTCTAACTGCAAATATTTGCGTCCCATCACTATTCTGTACAGTCAAAGCAGTTGTTCCACTTGTGTTGCCACTTCCCTTGAATAACACATCTCCTGTGACTTGTAGACGCTGACCGCCATCGGTGGTTTGATTCAAAAGAAGATTTCCGTCATTGGTTATTCGTGCTTGCAATACAGATGAAAATGCTCCGGGAAATGCTTTTGTTACAAAATCAATAGTTGCATTTGAATTTGTTGATGCTGCTGAAATTACAATACCTCCAGTCCCATTATTGTTTATGTCTAATTGAGCTGCTTTTCTTCTGTTTGCAGGAGTATAGTTATTTTGAGTAAAAGATAATTCTGATTGATTATTCCCAGTATTTAATATTCTAAGAGTTGTAAAATTTGTTGAAACCGAACTAGATTCCCTAATTCTCAGAACAGGATTTGCACCCTCTATTGAAAGTATCTCATTAGGTACATTCGTACCAATTCCAAACCTATTATTAGCAGCATCCCAAAACAAATTATTGCTTCCCGATTGACTGCTTGTTCCTGTCCAATAGGCTACCTGACCCGATGTGCCGGAGCCACCGACCTTAGAATTAAACGTACTCCAATCAGCAGAACTTAAAGCACCACGATTAACCGCAGAAGCAGTAGGAAGATTGAATGTATGCGTAGAAGTAGTAGAAGAAATAGCGAAATCTGTTCCGCTTGCGCCTGTAGCGAAGGTTTGACTAAGAGCCGTTAATCCGTTAAGAGATGTGATTCCGTTATCAGTCAATGTAGCATTAACCCAAGCCGTTCCGTTATATTGTAAAACTTGATTGCTTGAAGGAGTAGTTAAAGTAACATCAGAAAGTAAATCTAAAGAGTAATCACCTTCAGTAGCGACAACCGCACCTGTTCTACCGAAAACACTTGTAACAGGTACAGAGATAGATTGATTCACCCAATTCGTTCCGTTATAGACTAAAGCCTGACCATTGGTAGGGGAAGTAATTACAACACCATTCAAATCACCGATAGAGGTAGAACTATCTATTAACGTATTCAAAGCAGCAAGAGTAGCCTTGAAGGAATATCCTGTACTTGGATCTCCTACAATCATTAAGTCTGTCAGACTCGGAGTCCTTACACTTAACTCATTTATTTTTCTATTCGCCATTGGTTATATTTTATCAATAAGTATATGAACTCGGAACTACACAACGATTAGCCAAGAAAGGTAAGTCTAAAGTAATGTCAGCACGAACACCGGCTAACAAATCGGGAGTATCCTCAGTAAAGAAGTTAAGAGTAGCACTCAAACCCTCATCGAACTCAAAACTCTGTGAACGCAACTGAGCAATAATATCCTGACAGACCTCTAACATATCACTCAAAACCTCTGTTTCGTTAGTCTCTTCGTGAAGCATTCTGTCAAAGAAATACAAAGAGAAATTCAGCACTAAGCTACGTTCTGCAATGTTACCGCCTGTCAAATCAAAGTAAAGAGAAGGATAGACATTATCACTTCCCCGACTTAGATAGTCCGCTAAATCTCCGAAGTATACGCTCTTTATCTGTTGGTGTGCGTTCCCGAGATTCGTTATTGTCTGCACGATGTTGTTGAGTGTCATACTTCTCTAAATAGATTTTTAACTTCTTTTGATTCTTTAGTGAGTAGGTTTTATTTGCCACAGCATCTGTTTAGGTTACCTTGATACTTTTCTTCAAATGTTTTACCTGCACAACAATCATCATCACCTAACCAAATCGAAGTCGTATAGGCTTCGTTATCGGGAATAATCGTATCAACCCCTTGACCTGGATTATTGTACTCAGGAAACAAATTCTGTCCGCTCTTCTCCATCAGATACTTAACTAATCTCTGCTTATAGAACTCAGCACGACTCTTGTATCTGTCGGCTACATCAATCATATCAGAAGCCGATGGATTCTCTTGACCTTCGCCACTTTTACGGATCAGTCCTTTGTTGTAGAACTGATAAGACAACCCCATAGGAAGCTCTGAAATCACATAGTAAACTAAGCACGGAGTGATATAAGTATCTAAAAGAGCCGACTCATCATTGGTCAAATCCTGATTCATAATTCCATCCTGCAACCTATCGTACAAAGCAGAACCGAGAGCAGGAAGGATAAACATATCTTGAGCCGTTAGAATCTCAGGATTAATCAGTTTATCATCCACGTTGGAGTGAAGTCCTGTCCTGTCCTTAATTGTCTGTACGGATATAAAAAGTATGTTTCTGCTCATCTTATTTGTCTTTTTTGATTACCACCTTCGAAACCCATTGATGTCTGCACGAAGGAGAGTTAACCCCATCCCCCATATTCCACCATCCCCCGCCTCTATCGAATACCGAGTAACCCAACCTCCGAGAAATAGATTCAATCTCAGAACGAGAGTAAAGCCTATCCAACTGCATCAACTTAGCACAGAATGGTCGAGAAGGATGGGCAGGAGTATTCCTTTCCGTAGTCGGTACGATTGACTTCCACTCGTAAGAATAGCGAACTAAAAAGGTAGTCTTTACAGGCTTATCTATGATCTCAGCCAGAGGCTTAGTCAACTTAGGAATACCTTTGTCAATCTTAATAACCTCCAACTCTTTTAGCTTATTAATCCGTTCTGTAACTACTGCGACATCCTCTTTAACCGCCTTTGCGATATCCTCGTATCCGATTCCTTTGTTCTTAGCAATTACATCCAAGATTTTCTTATCTAATGTATCATCGATTACCTCATCTCGGAACTTCAATTCTTGCTCTTCTAAATCACCGCTAAACACTTTGCGAGTAGCTAAAGCCTTGTAATTTTCAGTAGATTCTCCGTATTCGCTGAATACTTGGAGAACTGCATCCATATCGTTACTAAACTCATCAGCACCTAACCAAGTAGCCAACTCTTCCTCCCCTAATCCGTAAGCACTCTTCAGCATCTGCGAAGCCTGTTCACGAGTTATCTTCCCTTTGTTATATTCTCGAATAATCCGTTGGAAGTTCTGCCACTCTCTACCCTTCATTCCCTTGAGATGCTCATTAATCATAGCTTGAGAAGGCTCAGGAGAATCTCCGATAGAAGGAGCAGCAACAGGTGCGACATCTCCTCCAACAGTTTGACCTAACCCAATCAAAGCACGAATCTCGTTAGGAGTCATAGACTCAAGAACCTTATTTGCAACCAACGGAGAAAGAGAGTTAATAGCATCCGTAATCATACTCGCTCCTGCTGATGTTTCAGCATCCAATGGAGGCAGACTAAGCTTCTCTCTTATCTCTTCCTTAGTCATATTAGCCGTAATCGTAGCCTCGCTAAATTCGAAGCTAATAGGCTCTAC